CTCTACAATGGAGTTGGCCACGTCTTCTGTGTCTATGACATCATCAGCCAGGAGCGTCTCACAGAGGCTGACATCGATACCCTGGGCGAGAATAACCGCACTAATCGACAGATGGGCCCAGGAATGCCAGAAGGACCCTTAGATCGTGCCCAGATTGTGTATGGCCTATACAGGTTCTTCACCAACAATACTACTCAAACGGGCATGACTAATTTGATGCTGAACTCCAGGACAGTACGTTTCGGATCTGGCCAACCTACGGCAGTCCAGAAATTGTGGTGTTATCGAATTGTAATCTTCGCAGATTCTCCAGTCAATAATGACCAGTTGGTAATTCCTGCAGCGACGTTTGTATTGAATGCTCAGATTATCCAGGAAGACGAGTTAGAATATATGATGAGACTGAAGAGATCCTATGAGTTATCACAGTAGGGATCTAGATGAGTTTACTTCCCTGGTTCCTCAAGATACCTGGTCACGATCAGAACGTACGAATTCCATCTGCACCATTTAGAATTGCAGCACGTGAAGATACTGCAGCAACTGACGAACCACCGATGACATTCACGTGGGGCTCGACACCAGGCTCAGAATGGGACTTTTCATTCGACATTCCCATCAAGCAGGGTATTCCTGGACCCATTGATCTAAAACTCGCACGTAAGCGCGTTCGACCATCGGGAATACCATCCTGGATGTACTATGGTCCGACTCAACCAGCCTATACTGGTCCTGGACAAGATCAAGCATGGGAACTAGGATGGCAAGAAGAACAGGAGCGTCAATATGAACAATGGTATGATGACCTTCTTTGGTACGAAAAGAACTGGTACAGTTGGGGATATACCGACGAAACTCTACCTCAGATCGTGAAATACATCTGAAATCCTGAATCCGGAAACTAGCTGGACTGCAGATTACCAGTATTCGACGATAATCGATGCAAACCTACTGGAATCACTCCTCCAGGTTTTCCAGAATCCGGTCATACGGATTTGATTTTAGATCCGCCTCGATAACAATAACATCGAGTCTGAATTCCGCATACTAATTCTGAGCAGATCGGACAATCATAATTTCTCCAGATCATGCAGTAATTACATTTGCAAATGAACTTGTGACCCATTGCAATTCTGCAGGCTTTTTGATACCAGGTTTCACGCATCTGGATTCAACTCATCAATTACCAATTGCAATAATTCAATATGAACTTCCGGGATTTTTCCTTCGTCGCCTAATCGATATTGCGCGTTTGCAATTAGGACTCGCGGTTCCCAATCCAGGAGACTCGCTTTGTCGCGACGATCTAACTTCTCACGGATTGCTTGTTCAATAAATTTCGACCGATGTCCGGCCCGCTTTTGTCTTTCCAATTCCCCAATCATAATGATGGGAAGATACACCTTAATTTCTGATTTGTGGCTAATAGGTACGCCCCCTCCCTCCGGGGGAGGGGACACCCGGATAAAAGGGTGCTCACGAAAGGCATGCTGCAAGGCAGCAGTAGCACTTTTGACGGCATACATGTTCAAGACTAGGAATTGGATTTGTTTTTAGAGTGTGATGTGGGACATCCCGTATATGGCAACCTCCAAGACTGGCTCTTTCTACCTGACCGACACTGTTTCGTTTACCGCGGCTTCTGCTGCTGGTTCTCGAGGCCAATCTACAATCGATTTGGGTGCGTATGTGAATGTCCCGACAGGTCAAGCGATCGCAGTCGAGAGTGTTGACTTCATCTACCAAACTGCAGATGGAAACGGATCAGGAAATGAACTCCTAGCTGCAGACGGTGCGATCGGTGTTCAACTCACCGATCTAAATCCAGAATCAACTCTCATCATCGCCGACGATCAGTCCCTGATTGCATCGGGATGTTTGAATATCGACTACACAGGAAACGTAGTGTCGCACACCAGCGATTTATACCCCGATAATTTCGGTCCTGCCTCACTTTCAGAGGCTTTTATGGTCGTAAATGACACTCTCTACCTGGTAGCAGGAAACAACGTGGCTGCAACAGGTGCACAAGTAATCTACATAACGGCTAGAATTCGCTGTCGTGTAGTCAAGTTGAGCACTTCCGATTGGATGGCAATCGCAATTCAGAGCACCGCTAGCGATTCGTGAAGGTGAATTGAGTGTCATCTGACTGGGAACGTGGATACGATGCCGGCTATCGAGCGGCATTAGGAACAGCAAGGAGGGACATTGGCCGTGATATTGGTAAGTCAACTCCTACTAAGAGAACTCGCAAACCTCGGAAGAAGGATCCGAAAATGGCTCGCGCCCTGGAGGAAGCCAACCGTCGAGGTAGAACTCAGAAAGGAAAATTCAAGAAAGGCTGGGATCAAGCCAGGATCATGACAACCGCTCATAAGATAAAACGTGGAATGTGAAATCAATGGCTAAGACTCAGGGCAAAAAAGATGCATCAACTAGAGCGCTAACTGGAGCGCGAACTCTGACTACCCAATTTGAGATGGCTGGAGTGTATTGGAAAGCCACAGGTTCTCCAGGTGATTTCCACTGGGCACCCGATCTACTACCTGCTGTGGGATCGTATGCTAACTGGAAATCCCTCACGGGACTACCAGTATTGTACAATGAGACATACCTGGATCTGTCTGGGTATGAATTGGACGATCTCACCCTGATCCCGATGGACGTCAAAGTACAGGATCCAGGTGTCTATCTCTACAATGGAGTTGGCCACGTCTTCTGTGTCTATGACATCATCAGCCAGGAGCGTCTCACAGAGGCTGACATCGATACCCTGGGCGAGAATAACCGCACTAATCGACAGATGGGCCCAGGAATGCCAGAAGGACCCTTAGAT